TAATAACAAATTCCTATAAAGAATGGCGAACCAAGTGGTCAATAAGAGACTTTCTCCCTCCATCGTACTAAAGCGAAAAGAGTACGAAAAGTTATTGAAGCAATATCTCAAAAAGCAGGAGAAAAGATGAAAGTAAAGTTGTGGCTCTTAGGTATTGCAACTGTCTTTTTGCCAATCAAAGAACTGATGATAACCATTGGTTTTTTGGTGGCTATGGATATGGTGGTAGGTGTGTGGAAAGCTATTAAATTAGGGCAAAGAATTCGCTCTCGCAGAATGAGTGATACCATTACCAAATTGATGTTGTATCAAATAGCTATTGTGAGTGGATTCTTAATTGAAACTTACATAATAGAACAACTTATCCCCATTACAAAGTTGATAGCAACCGTGGTAGCCATCATTGAATTCAAATCAATTATTGAATCAATTGAGTCCGTAACTGGTAAGGATTTGTGGAGCAAGATTAAGACAATCATAGGTAGAAAGAGTGAAGATATAACAGATGCAATGACTGATGGAAAAGGTAAGTAAGTACGTATCATATAAAGAGGTAACTCATAGCAATCAAGCTACTGCGTTGAAGATTGGTAACATTCCAAATGCTGAACAATTGAGCAATCTCAAGTTAGTTTGCACCAACATTTTTGATAAGGTGCGTGAGCATTTCGGCAAGCCTATTGGTATTTCGTCAGGGTTCAGAAGTATTGAACTTAATACACGCATAGGCGGTTCAAAAAGTTCGCAACATATGCAAGGTAAAGCATTGGATATCGATGCGGATATTCACGGTGGTATAAATAACAAAGAGTTATTTGATTGGATAAAAAATAATTGTACATTTGACCAACTTATATGGGAGTTTGGAAGTGAGAACGCACCATCTTGGGTTCACGTAAGTTTCAATAAGGATGGAAATAGAGGTCAGATATTACGTGCGGTCAAGAGTGGTGGTAGAACAATATACCAACCATTCTAAAAATATATGGCAGCAGAAAGTCAAAAGACAAAAATCGCAAGAGAATTGCGTGAGCGTTTTCCTGATACACCAACTTTAACATTGGCAAAGAAGTTAAGCAAAGAACATTTTGAAACATTCTTAGGAGTTGAAGATGCACGCGATACATTGCGTAGAATTGAAGGGAAAAATGGTGCAAGGAATCGAAAGAATTTAACCAACAAATCATTGGTAAAAAATGAAGATAGACCACGTAACCCATTCAAGTTACCAAAGTCGTACGCCAAAGGTCGCAAGCATATTGATATAAAGGGCAAAAAGATTTTAATCCTATCTGATATTCACATTCCCTACCACGACATCGATGCAATATCAGTAGCAATTCAAACGGGATTAGATGAAGGAGTTGATACAGTTGTATTGAATGGTGATGCACTTGATTGCCATATGATAAGTGACTTTGTTAAAGATCCAAAGAAAAGAAAATTTAAGGATGAACTTTACGCAATGCGCACTTTCATTTCTGAATTGCGACAAACATTCCCGAAAGCGGAAATCATTTATAAGGAAGGCAACCACGAAGAAAGGTACTGGCGTTATATGCGTGTGAAAGCACCCGAATTATTCGACATTGATGCCTTTGATTTTGCTTCGATTTGCCATCTTGATAAGAATAATGTCCAATGGATAGAAGGTAAAAACAAATTGAATGTTGGAGGTCTATCCATCTTTCACGGTCACGAATTTGGAAAGCAATTTATACCATCCGTTAACGTGGCACGTGGGTTATTCTTAAAGACAAAAGCGAATGCTATGTGTGGACATCATCACCAAACTGCTGAACACACGGAAAGAGATGTTAATGGAAAGGTGATAACGTGTTGGGGTGTGGGGTGTTTGAGTGAATTGTCACCTGATTACAATCCCTATTCAAAATACAATCACGGATTTGCAATAATTACAAGAGGCAATGGAAAAGAATTTCACGTTAAGAACTATCGTATTAATCAAGGTTGCATCTATTAGTATCGGAATTGCTATTGGTGTATTGATTTGCAGACCTAAACCAAGTAGGGTACAAATTGTAACCAGTTCAGATACAATCACCGCATATTTGCGGACAATAGACACGCTAACCATTGAACGTACCAAATTAAAAACGATATATGAAAAGGACATTGATACTATTTACCTTCTTGATAGCGTTGCCATCGATAGCGCATACGCAAGGGCAATTCAAAGACTCATTGAACTGGAAGGGGCTGGATTCTTTGAGCATTGAACGCAGGTTAGTTGTGTTGGGTGTGCTCTCATTGGATTATTATATTGAATTAAATAATAATCAACGTATGACAATTGATACATACGCTCAATTAAATGCGTTTAATGTGCGATATATTGCACAATTAGAGCAGCAAAATGTCAACTTAAATACACAATTAACTGAACAATTAAAAGCAAAAAAAAAGTGGCGCAATGCCACTCTTTTGATTGGGGGTGCTAATGTCATTTTTTTGACATCATTCTTTTTAAGTAGATAGCAAAATCAAGAGCCTCTTCGTATGCGTGTTGCATCCATTCCTTTTCGGATAGGTTCGCCTTATCTACCGTAGTGCCATACTTAGCCCTTCCCATTTTCTCACGTGAGATTAAGTCAGTAATGACCTCTTTGTAGATATCACTCTGGCAGTTGTCAAAATCGTGTGTTATATTCATTGTTTAAAGGTTTTTGAGTAATATTCTGTTGTATCTTCTACAATACTTTTCAATCTATATAATGAAGCCATTTCTAATTCACCTTCTCCGTGCATACGACCTAAAAAATATGCCTCAGTTACTTCATCTTTATGCCTTTTTCTTGCACTTGAAATTTGACTATCTAAGAAATAAAGATAATCTTTATCAAAAGTGTAGTGATGTTTTTCCATTGCTTTTTGAAATGCTTCAATCAATTCTTCTATTGAGTTCTTCATAGTTTAAATTTAAATGGTTTATATTTTTTACTATAGCAATCTTCACAATATGGTTTTGAGTTCTTTGTGATTGCTATGTTTGCCTCGTCTATGTAGTAATAAATATGCCTTTGACAAAATACCTGAGAACATTCCGAACATTTTGAAATGTCTTTTTTTTTTACATCACAACCACAAGCGGTTATAATTTCTAATTCATCTTTAATTTTTTTTAAGTCATCCATAACCAAAAAATCTTGTTCATTTATTTTATTTTGAATCAATAAAATAGAATTAAAAAGTTCAATACTATTCAAAGATGACTCAATGGCAACTGGATGAATCTTTTTATATCTCAATGACCTATCAAAACCTTCTTCTGCAGGAATTACTTTACTAATAATTTCGTAATTATTATTATAGATATGTCTTGCTATATCTTTATATTTCATTTCACTTGTAATTTGGGTTGTGTTTCTTGTTGTGTACGGATATACTCCGTCAATTCAGGTAGCATCCAGTAACCATAGGTTGCCATCTCATAAGTAAAGTCATCTAACTGCCGAGTAATATCAGGTAGTATAGCACCATCAACATTCCAAAGTTCGGTTATTGTCTTGCCGTGTTCACGTTGGATACTTTCATTCAGTCGCTTCATTAGCATCTTTGTCTGATGGTTGTAAAACCATTTGACGGTTTCGCATTCATCAGCTGCATACAATGAAGCTTGTAACCACATTAATAGGTTCAATACCTTCAGTTTTTCGTGGTCATCGTGGGTAATTTTGTTTTTCATAACTCATCATTGATTTGTTTGCTGATTAATTCAAGTGCATACTTTGCACCTGCCATAAATGCGAAATAAGCTTCTCCGCTCATATCGTCATCGTTTCCAAATGATGCGTAGATTTCTCCTTGCATCTTGATTAATTTGTTTAGTTCCATAATTGTTTTTTTAGTTAGTTACAAATATAAAATAAAATCTATGCAAATGCGTATTTACCAAAATTCTTTTTTAATTCATAAAATGCCCTCATCATTATTGCATCAGCAAAGTCGGGAGAAATGCCGTGCCTCTTTTTCAAATCTTCTTTATTCGTGACTCTTAACTTTCCATCACTATCCAGTTTTTCCCTACGAATCATCTCCAATTCTTTAACGATAGTGTCCTTATGCGTTGACTCAAAT